TCCAGTAGCGCCAGTCCATGTTATAGAACGATCTGGTGCAGCTATGGGTTCGTTACCTAAACTTGGAAGAGAAGGTGAGGTAACGTACATATGAGGATGTGGTGGTAATGCTAACGCATTATCACTGTCATGATCATATACGTTTTGAACATCAGTTGTGTATTTTGTAATATTATCATGAAGGGAACTATTACCTCTCTTTAATTTTCTACGAATAAATGCAAAATTGTTTACACCAACGCCAGGCAAATCACCTAATATGAAAGTCGAACTACTAATAACACTTAAAACACGACCAACTCCAAGTAAAGTTGATTGAGCATCTAAAACTTCGATAGCGTCCTCTTCTAAGAATCCATGATCAGAGAGAGTTGTAATATTAAAACTACTACTTGATTGTCTAACAACAGTCTTTGGAGTGAATTTTACAGATGTATTGTAAACCCATGAACTAAAATTACCATCTTCAGAACTTTTATTAATACCAAATGATCCTACTCTAACTTTATCTCCTTTGTTAAAATAGAATGTTGAGTCAGGAATAGGAAAATCTTTTAATACACCTGTGATTAAAACTTCAATCTTCTTTGTATTATTTGCAAAAGAATATCCGTACGCAACATTATTATATCTTATATCATCTCCAATACTTAAAGTATCAAGAGCTGTATCTACTCCTACAAATTGATTAGCAGTTTTACCTGTGTAAGTAACAACACCAGCTACACTTGCTGTTGGTAAGGACAAAGAACCACTTGTAGGAAATCCAACAGTTGTATCAACTGTAATTACAGTCCCACCAATTGACACAGGATCAGTGACACGAGTTCTGCCTGGAACTACAAAATCACCGTTAATTGAATCTTGTGATACTGTAATTTGATAATAATTATCTCCACCGTATAAAAACTCTTTTACATCTGATATCGCACCAGAAGCACCTCGAATATTCTTATCATTTTTATCAATATCTTGAAAAAGAGTTGAACCCTTTAGATTCCTTGGATCACCTGTAATTGATTTAACGACAAAATCCTGACCAAAACCATAATCGGCATCAGATGGTTTGATTAAAAACTCTGATGGTTTGATAATATTAACTTCCTGACCATATAATATTCTGAATAATATTCGATATGATTCTTCAGTTCCTTTTGTTCGATAAAAATCTTTAACTTGACGAATAAATTTAACTTGATCTAAATTACTACTTAATTTACGATTTTCAAAACCACTTGCAAATGTGTTTTTAAGTTTACCAAAAAACTCACGAATAAAAAGATTTGAGAGATTATGAACTTTACTACCGCCAGTATGAGATGCACCTACAGTTGTGTTGAATGATAGTAAATCTGGTCTTGTAGGTTGATCCATATTATCAACGCCACTAAATCCACGAATACAGCCAGTAAATGAAGTTGTTCCTATACCAGTGTATGTAATTATTTCATCATCAATTTTTATCAAACCATACTTACTTGGATATCCTTTTGTTGAATCTACGAATATTGTAGAAGAATAAGATTGAGTATCTGTCGATAATCCAGTGTACTCTGTGAGTGCAGCACCCACATATGTTTGTAATTTAGTATATCTGTCAAGATTCTCAGCGATGTTAATTGATCCACCTTGATATTCTTGAGAAATATAGTACTGTTTCATAAAATCCACAAAAAGTGGATTCTCAGATTGTACAAACTCAGGCAACTGATTCTCAATTACCTGATTGATTTCAACTCTTTGTATTGATGTGTCTATCATTAATATCCGCCGCCGTAGCTAGATCCACCGCCACCAGAAGATGTAGAGGTAGAAGAACTTGAAGTTGATGTAGATGCACTCGTGGATGTGACTGTACTACTACTTGATGTGGTTGTTCCAGTCGAAGCAGCTGTTGATGGAAGAATTGAAGCAGCTGTTGAAACAGGAGAATTGGATTTTCTCGTAAAAGTTGGAGTATAATAACTGTGCGTATGTACAAACCTTGATCCAGAGGTATTTTCTCCTGATGCGATTAAATCTTGAACCATATTAATCGTTGTATTTGTCATATCAAATTTAACATATAAATCTCGAAGACCAACAATGTCATTTGAATGTGGAATTGCTTGAATTTCAACCACGCCGTCTGCAACTACTGTTGAAGTTATATTTACAGTATCTATAAGAATTTCACCATGCATATAATCGACAGTACCAGCATTTTTCTTTACAATACTAGGAGTTCCACCCTCCATGTATGTAAAGAAAAATATTCGACCTTTTTCACGATTAATTACCTCGTCAGCGAGATAAACAGTGCCTGTTACACCCTCAATTGTAAATCCAGTTGATACCACATTATAGGCACTCTCTTGAGTGTGGAACATATTACCATAACAGACTTCATATTGTGCAAATTGACCCAAAACTGCTCTTAAATTACGTCTAATTGTCACTAAAGTAATATTTGATGTAATTGATGAGTCAACACTATCAATAAGCGATACAGCCTTACTATATTTGAATCTACCACCAAATTTATTCACATCAATTGAACGTGAGTATTGAGTCAATGCATTTGAAACACCAGTTTTAAGATTATCTGGATCATCATTCAAACTTGGATTATAATATGGTGTTGTATTGATTTCAACATACAAATATTTCAAATCAATAAACTCTGGCACGATTCCAGCGACTGCATAACTCTTTAATCTTTGAATTAACTCTCTTTTTGTCTCATCAGATAAAAAATCACCATTTCGAGGTTTGACTGAGATAAAAACTTTACCAAAACGAGGTGGAGACATCTCTTCACCACCAAAAGCGGTTACAGATTCAACGTTTGGGTAAATATAACCTAAAACTGATTCATAATCAGATGCCGTGACTGCACGATATTGAGAAGAGTAAATTCTTGGAGCAAAATACTTAATTGATGAGATAGATTCAATTTCATCACCATCTCTTGACTTCTCTTCAGTCGTTATAAGACCAATAAGTGATGGATTGATAGATCCACCATCTTGATTTGTAATATTTCCCACGAAACTAAATTCGGAAGCTCCATTTCCCTCTCTTCCATCAGTTACGATGTATGAAACAGTGACTACATTACCATTTGACAACTTTTTAGCAATTACATTGTCGCCAAATATTAATTCATATCTTTCGTCTTCAATTTCTTGTAATAAGTAAGAATTTGAAGTTGAGGTAACTCCTACAATATTATCAATCTGTTTATATGTAACTGTGGATGTAGAGGTTGATGTTGGTTTAACTTTGACTTTGATTGTTGAAGTATCAATGAATGAATTATCAAGAATAAACTTCTGATTAAACAAAGAAGTATCGACGGTAAAGGTTTGTGTGATGTAACTACCCTCATATATCTCAACATTACTAAATTCAGCAACTCCGTTTGTCACAGGAATTGTAATATCTTCTGGAATAGAAAATATGTAGTTAGTATTCTCACCAGAACCGTTACAGATGATACCAGAGTTTAATGTAAGTGTTGAAGTCTCTAAAAGACCACTTACAATGAAAGATATTTTTGCTCTTGCAGATCTACGAGACCTCGGAACGTAACCAATGTTTCTCGCCAGTGCAACAACGTTTTCTCGAAGTGTTGCAGAGTCAAGAAAACACTCGTTTGCTGCCATATTGGTGTTGTAGGCAGTTGTATATGTATTATATGCTAATGCGTCAATAATAATCGAAAGGTTTGACCCCTCAAAATCATAATCCGTAAAATTAGTGTTCGCCCTCAAATAATCTTTGATAGACGTTTTAATTTGATCAAAATCTAAATTGGTGTATTGTCCGAAAGCCATTATACTCTAGCTGGAAAAAGAAGAACGTCCACTTCTTGAGTTGGTGTAGACAAACCAACGATTTCATATTGAACTGTGCAATTCATTTCATTTGTATCTGGTGCAATTCTTACTGCTACACGAATATCACTAATTCTTGGTTCATAATTTTTTAAAGATGCTTTAATATCATCAGAAACTCTTATTTCATTCAATGTTGTATTCAACTCGAACAAAGATTGATTAACTATTGAACCAAAATTAGGTTCAAAAGGTTTTTCTCCAAGAATTGTAAAAATTATGTTCTTTACAGACTTCTTTATCGCATCTTCATCACGAATTGTCACCACATCATTCGTCACAGGATGACGTTTGAAGGATAAATTGATATCTTTGAATGCTCTAGAAGACACTATTTACACAAAAAGTTTGCTGTTTTTATTTATACCGCTTTTTCTATCTTTTTACGACTCTAATTCTGTATTTTTCCGATTCTAAAGCGTTAATAATATATTTAGCGCTAATTCTTGGGTCTTTTTCGCCGCAAGTGAAGAAATCTGCGTTCATACGACCCAATTCAGGCCAAGTATGA